GAGCCATGGCTTACCAATTGGACGCGAATTATACCTGATGTGCCAGGTTCAAACGCGCTATTCGCCCTTAGCGCAATATGGTCCGCCCAGAGCATAGGAGTGAGAATTATGAGCAAAGCCAAAACGAGGCAGGCCGAAACAAGACAGCCATAGGCGCCGTGCGAGAACCAATGCCTTGAGCTTTTACGCATACGACTAAAAAAGGAATGAATCGCCGCTGTTTGATTATTCTGAAATACCCCAGAGCGGATTCTAACACGGGTCCTGCACTATGTCAATGGAGATTTCTATTAGCCAGAATCTTGTAGGCTATGCAAGCCCCTCAGCTTCAGGATCTGATGTATCGATGGCTTTCCATATTCTCCCGTACCGCGCAGAAGCCAGAATACTCCTCCCATCTTTTAGCCGCCACATCCACAAACACCGGCGAGATCTCCATCGCATACACAATCCTTCCGTACTGCTCACCGGCGATGATCTGCGATCCCGAACCACAGAACGGTTCGTAGCAGATATTCCCCGGCAGCGTATGCTTCCGCATCGGTATCGCGAAGAGCTCGACGGGCTTCTGTGTGGGGTGCTCGTTACCTACGACCCGGGCTTTGCCCTCCCAGTCAAGCTGCCAGACACTGGAGATCCCATCAGTCCGAACGCCGTCATGTCGCGGCTTGAATCCCTTCTTCCAGCCCATCATGCAGCTCTCGTGCTGCCAAGGGTAGTAGCAGTACGATATGAGCGAGACCGGCTTCACCCAGACGATGTCCTGGTGGTAGAGAATCCCCAGCTCGTCCCAGATCCGATGCAGCAATCCCACCTTTCTGAAACCGCGCCACACGAACCAGGCCGCATTGTCCTCGAGAACCGGGATTGCTGCGCTGAACACGTCCCGAAAAAAATCCTCCGGGTCCTTTATCTCGATCTCCTTGAACTTGTCCGTCCAGTCCTTGCCGGCGATCGGGCGCCCGTCGCCCGTGTAGTCCACGAGGTACGGAGGATCGGTCGAGAAGAGTGACGCCTTCTTGCCGGCCATGAGCTTCGCCACATCATCGGGGTTTCTCGAATCCCCGCACATGAGGCGGTGATTGCCGAGGATCCAGATGTCGCCTCTCTTCGTTACCGGCTCCTCAGGCGGCTCCGGCACTTCGTCGGGATCGGTGAGCCCCTCTTTCCCGGCGGAGCTGCCCCTCAGAATCCTCTCGATCTCATCGGCCCCGAAGCCCGTTATCTCGACGTCCTCGAAGTCGAACGTCTTTATGTCAGCCAGGAGATCTTCGAGAGAGGACATGTCCCACTCACCCTGCGCCTTGTTCAGAGCGAGATTGAGGGCCTTCTCCTTTTGCTCGGACAGATCGACGACCGAAACCTCGATCTCGTTCCGCCCAAGCTCCTTCAGCACCTTCAGCCTCTGGTGCCCGCCTACGACACGCCCCGTCCGTTCGTTCCAGATCACGGGGTCGACGTAGTCGAATTCGAGAATGGACTTCTTGAGCTTCTCGTACTCGGGATCGCCGGGCTTGAGATCCTTGCGCGGGTTGTAGTCCGCGGGGATGAGGTCGCTAATCTTCTTGCTCGCGATCTTCAATCTGCCCTACTTGACGCCCCGGTCGCGCCGACAAGAAACATCAGATGCCGTTGCGCCGAAAAAACCGCTCCAAACGGTCGTTGGCCTCGTTGGTTTCGGTCCGCACAGTGCCCAGCCCGATGCGCGCCCGCGAACTCGGGCTTAGGCCCAGCTCGGCCGCGAACGCACGCGCCTCGTCGAGGTATTTCAGGGCGATGGTCACGTGCGGAACCTGCTGCAGATACTTCGATCCCTTCTTGTTCGAGGACTGGTAGACAGGACCAATCTTCGCGACCGCCTGCTCGAGCTCCACCCAGTGGGCATAGCAGACGCAGAACGCCTCGATAACGAATCCATCCACCTGCGTCAGGAGTCCGATAGCCTCGAGCTCCGGCACGATGCGGTCCCATGTTTGCCGGGCGAGCGGATCGAGCCAGTCGGGGGCCGGAGGTGCCCCCGCCTTCGGTCTCGGCTCGTTCTTGGGAAGGGGCCGCCTCCCGGGATTGCCACAGAGCACCTTCATTCTCGTCGGTTTCGGTTTCGTGCCCGGTATCGCCGCCATAGCTCCATCCTTTCCATCGCCAGCATGCCTCCGCGACACGTCGCGACGCGTCGCGTGGCAAGAACTCGCCGGGGTTCGAGTGTCGTCCCGTCCTGCCGATGATCGCGGCCCAGCGCCGCGTTTTGAGGCTCTTCCCAGCGCATCGTCTTCGACGCCCCCATACCCCCCCTACCCTAATTCGCGACCTCGGCTTTCTTGCCAAGCGCGCGGTCTACAGTCGAAAGGCCGTAGAGGTTGAAGCCGGTTCCCCGGTCAGGCACAAGGGAGCGCTCCATCTTCGCTCCTAATTGAATACTTACAGGAAAGCCTCGCGGAATGTCGGTCGATCGATCAATTTTCTTGAGAATTCTTTGGCGCAGCGAGTGCATGACCGGACGGCAGCGACTCTCTCCCGAAGGCGGTCTCGGTAACGGTCTCGGCTCTCTGAGAAAGATCTGGCGGGATGGAACACACCGGAACGCACTGAACGCATGGGTCCATAAAGTCCCCTAGGAGTAGTCGTATGGGAAATTCATAGCACCCCGTGTTCCCCGTGTTCTCGTGCGTTCCGCCGCTCACCGTTCAACAAAACACCGTGCCATACACGTGCGCGGTCGCCCGGTCGCTGCCCCGGGACGAGGCCAGCGAGCTTCAAGTGCCTCCCGAACTCGTTCCGCCTGAGGGGATACCTGATACCGTCCTCCCCGGCCCAGCGCTGGTACGCGTCCCATAACTCCGCCGACGTTACTTGGGAATCGGAATCGCCTGGAATCAACGTGCAGCGATCCTCGAGGAAGGCGCTCACGGGATTCATCTCGGACCGGTATTCGTCGGTGGATCGCTTCACCGACTCCGGCACGAAGAGACCGTTTTGCCGCCATATGAGGCATCCCTTCACCGCCCATGCAGCGATCGCTGGTCCGGAGATCTTCGGATCGCAGAGAATTCGTTTGAGGTCGTGATCCTGCCTCTCCGGGGGTATCTCGTTGAGGAACGGGACCCGCAGAACCCGTCGCCATATCGCACCATCCTCGGCGCTCACCCTCGGCGGGTGGTTCGCGACGATCCACAGCTTCCCTCGAGATTTGAACTCGAAGTGCTCCTTGTAGAGAAACCGGGCCGTCATCGTGTCCCCGCCGGTGTAGAGCTTCACGAGCCCCGCCGCGAGCGTAGAACCCTCCTCCACCTCGTCGGTCACTACCATTCGACTCCGGACGAGACGGGCGAGATCGTTCCGCGGCCCCTGCGATCCCGCTTTCGTGTGCATAAAAGTGGAGATGTCGGCGGTCACAGCGTAGGACCCCATGACCGACTTCAATGCGTCTTTGAAGGTCGTCTTGCCGGTAGCGGCCGGACCGTAGACGAAGAACAGGACCTCGTCCGAGTAGACGCCGCAGAGCGAGTAGCCGGCGGCGCGCTGGAGAAATGAGCGAAGCTCGGGGTCGCCATTGGTTGCCATGTCGAGGAAACGGTCCCAAATGTCGCTCCTCGCCCCTGGGTCGAATTCGACGGGGCAGACTTTCGTGATCATATCCTCCCGCCTGTGCGGCCGGAGCTCACCAGTACTCAGGTCGACCGTGCCGTTGAGAAAGTTCAGGCGCCAGGGGTCGGCGTCGAAGCGTTCCTCGCGCGTGGGGATGCCACCGACATAGCGAAGCCGGCTAATCATCGCTTGGATGGATTTGTCCGACTCGCTCTTGATAGCGTGTCGCGCGAGCCTCCCCTTTTCCTCGCGCGAGCGGGCTTCGGAAGCCTCCGCGTAGATGTCTCTCGCCGTCTCAGCGGCCCACTGATTGAGAGTGGCCTCCGAGTCGGGATTCCAGAGGGTGCTATCCCACACGTACCATCGATGCTCGTCCGTCGAGTAGTGGAGTCGGTCGCCGAAGCGGTCAAATATCCTTTCGGCGTTGCCGAGGTCACTGAGGTCGCGCAGTCCCGAAATGGAAAGGGGGTTCGGCTCGATCAACTGCTCAGGAGCCAACCCCCCACGATCTTGATTCTTCTGAGACTCGAACCCGCACTCACAAAGAGTCTTGGTAGTCTCCTCGAGGCTCGCGCAATCATATTCGAGCTTCGTTGCCATAGGCCTAGTTGTCAAGCGTGCTTGCTCCACTCATCGACTATTTACACCGATAGCCTTCCTGGAAGGCCATTCTTCATAACCTCAGCTGACACCCCAGGAATTCATCTCTACAGATATGCCGTCCTCTCCTAAAACACCGGCCAGAATGCCATTCAGGATCCGCGCCATATCGATACCAGCGGACGTACTCGCATCTATGACACAGATTCTTCCGTCGTCCTCTATCCAGTAATTCTCACTCTGCGCAATCGCCGATCGGCCATGAATGCCCTCAACAGCATATACGGCCATTTGAAACAGGAAATGAAGGTTCTCGAATGTCAGCCCATTCTGAAGCACAAAAACATACGTGAACGGATCCATGGTTCATCTCCTTTCTGCAGCTCCTCTTCGTTCTCGCGGTGCGAGACCGCATGTCGATGCGCATGCGACCGCGCGAATCTATGCTCTCACTGCATTACTTACCGCAATCCGGCGCGAATTGTCGCCCAACCTCACAAGTAATCCTTTAATCCGTAGCTTCTCAGCGTGATGCACAGAACCTCTATCCTCCCATTCAGTGTTGATCTCGGGATGCCCATCTCGCGCGATATTTCGGCGGGCGTTTTCATCCAGAGGTTCTCCACAAGCCATCGCAAATCAAGCGGCAGACGAGCCCCAACTCGTCGTAGATCGATGAGCAAGTCCATGCGCTCCTCAGCGGTCCACCGCGGCCTTCTTGTAGCACGCAGATAATCATCGGTTGCAATCATTTCGATTCGCTGTACTGGCTCACCATTATCGTCATAGATTTCTTCGTTGAGCGAATATACACACAGAGTGTAGTTCCGCTTTTTTGCTTTCTGAGCGTCGATTATCGCCGTCACCCTTTGTTCAACGACCATCTTCACGAAGGTGCTTAGCTTCGCGCGTCTCGAATCATAATCGGGTAGGTGCTTGAGCAGATCCAGTATCAAATCCTGTTCAAGGTCCTTCACATCTCCCGCGTTGAATCCATATCGTCCGACAAGTCGCCTGGCTGCGATTCTGATGTACCGAATTGTCGAGTTATCGAGTTCATTTCGATTCGTGCCGGCATCCATATCGAGCCTCCTCGTGGCCGAGGAGGAGGCCGTGTGGGTGCCACCTTGCTATGGGCAGGGCTCAGAGTAGAAGGCTGGGAGCCGCCGGGACTCTCGCCATTCAAGGCGAAACCCACAGCGACTCCGCTCCATGGCCGGTTGAATGATCGTCAATAGGCGAAAATCGCCAGTGGGACGTTTCGTCCTGTCTGGCGAAATCTCGATGGAGGCAGCCTGGAGGTCTGGAATACGAGCGGATGAAAGCGATAACCACCCTAAGAACAAGGCAGAAGGACGATTTGACGCGGATGAGAACTCTTGAAATTTTTTCTGAGGGCTCAGCGAAATTTCGCTGAGGGGTGAGGCAAACTAGTCTTCAGGGGAGATCTTGAAACGTGTTTCCCAGCCCTTTCTATCTTCCGTGAGGCGGACGGGATCAATATCGAGCTGAAAGAACTGCATGAGATTCTTTGCAAGGATTTCTCTCTGCTTCTGCCTTCTGCGGTCAGCAGCTTTGCTCTGCCAGTCGAGAGTGCCATTGCCATCGGCGAAGCTCCTAAGCAGTTTCCACTGCACGGTCGGATTTCCATTCTTGTTGTTCTTCATTCCCATATCGGTATAGTTGCATATCATGCTCTTCCCTCGCACAGTAATGCGCACTGTATAACCGTCCATGAACTTAATGCTCAGTTCACTCCACGTCGCGCGCGGCGGCATGGAAAAGAGAAGGCGAGATGGGGCACCCGCATTCTTTATTGCTGGCTTCATTGCAATGCCCATTGAGGCTTGTTTGAGATCGTTGACAGAGGAGTCATCGGATTGACTTAGGACAAATACGGTTTCGATGATTTTCCGCGCCCCGATAATTGCCCTGCTCACTCTCGCAAGATCCCTTACTGGCATCTCGGGTAGTCTTTCGAGATCAAGCCGCAAAAGGGCTCCCACCTGAACGTTCTCGAAAACCTCAATCCTGCCTCCCTCGGCGTATTGTGTCTCCACGACGCAGCAAGGCACAGAGCGCCGTCCATTCCCTATAAGGGGATCATCGGGAGAACGGCCAAACCGGATCAGAGTCTCTTTCGATATGGGCGGGACAGGAGAATGCAGAACTAGTTTGGGGAAGTATGAGAGCGCCTTTACAACGGCGCAAGCAGGACACCCAGGAACCACATCTCTGCACGCGGAGAGATATGATAGCGATCGATGGAGGGCTTCTTGAGCATCTCGCCATTTGCGGTAACGCGCGTCTTTCCCGGCGTTCGCCATCTTGCGGACGGCTGCAACATCGTATGCCCCATCGGTACCAACATTGCAGCGAGTCCGATCACAATAGTAATTACAAAAAACCCCGGCCACCTCATGCAAGCAGCGCATAGCCGACTTTGATGCATCTCTCACCTTCTCTGGACTTCTGGGTGGAAACTGGAAATGAGTGTAGAGCACCTCGTTGATTACGCGAACCTTGGAGGAATTGATCTCGTGACCCTCTTCGCGTTTTGGTCTTCTGGCCATTACAAGAGAATCAAGTCCACTGAGTCTTTACTTAATGCAGAAGGCACACTCTTCAGTTTGCCATTTTTCTTTTGCTAAGCCGCGGTCGGCAGTCCAGTAGTAATGCCCCATTCCGCATTTGTTCGTTATGACCTTCTCCTCGAAGCTCTCGACTTTCACGTGGTTGCACGAAGGGTGATGAATCCTGTCCGGATTCGATTTGTCAGTGATGACTATAAATCCAATCCCCTTTATCTTGAGATCCATCAAGTCCTTGACCTCACGAATCTCTCGCCATTCTTTTGAGTCGTTACCCATACTTAATCCTCATCTTCCCGGAGCAGGTCATTGCAAACAACGGATTCGGCCTCTGCCTGTTAACCAGAGAATAGGCTCGGGTGGAACCAGTGTCAAGTATGGCGCGAAGCGGGCGGACTGAGGATAGGAGGCCGAGGGAATGAATTTGCAATGGAAAGTGAACTTTGTGGGCAGGTAGATTCTAAGCCGGTCGAGCTTTCAGCTGACGCCAGAGGTTCCGCTGCTCAGGCCAGCTCACTATGGCGGTGAGGGTCCGGAGGTGCCGCTCCGTGATCGGGTCCCTGCCCCGCACGATTCGGGGCAGAAACAGTATCTCCTCCTGGATATCGGGCGCCAGGAGAAGCAGGTTCATGATCTGCGTCACGCGAGCCCGGGTCACAAAGCCGAGGCGCGCGATATCGGCATAATCGCGGACAACCCCGCGTTTGATCAGCCCATCGAAGTGGATCGCGAGCGCCATGAGACGCGATACCCGTGGGATCCTGCCAGGCTCCACGGGAGGGGCAGGCGGGGTCTCCCCTTTCCTCATCATCTTCCGCCCGCAATGACCCTTCTTGAAATGAACCCTGCACTGCATGGTAAGCCCGGAGGCAGCGCTGCCGCGAGGTTCCGCAATGTGTTCAATGCTGGAGCTCACACCAGCACCTCTTGTTCGCACGGCTGCATCTCCTCAGAAAGCAGTCTGATGCCGGCGGGGGAGAAAGTCACCGAGACCTTTTCCGCTTTGCCATCGTATCCCACGCGGGCCACGAGGAGCCGAATCACCCTTGCCCGTTCCTTGAGCGTCAGGGATTCCCAGATGGGATCGAACTGCGACAGGACCATGCCAAGATGCTTCTCGTCGATCGCCTGCCGATCAAGCGCGGCGATCTGCTCGTTGATGGCAGCGAGGCGCTCCTCAGCGGCCTGGATACGCTCGGTTAGCTCTGCCAGGCGCTCGATGAGATGTGAACCGTTGCCACTGCCACCACTCAATGAGCCCGTCAGGCGAACCATCTCGGCGCCATACTTTCTAAGCTCATTCTGGATGAGCCGCTGCTCACCCGAAAGCTCATCTTCCCGCTTCTTGAGCTGAGCTCGGGCCTGCTCCAGTACCTTGGAGGCGAGCTCGGGGTTTCTCCCGATACTCCGTATCTGATCGACCACGAAATTCTCGATCTCGATGGCGGGGACAGATTTCGAGGGGCAGGTGTCCCAGCCCTCTTTCTGAGCCCGAACACAGACGTAATATCGGTAGCGCTTGTTCTTCCTCGTGCTGTAGGTGTGAATCATCGCAGATTCGCAGGGAATGCAGCAAAGAAGACCCTTGAGCAATGCCCCGTGTTTATTGCGAACGGCCCCTCCCCCGCCTCGACCATTCCCGTGGAGGCACTCCTGCACCTTCTGCCACGTCGTTTCATCGACGATCGCTTCATGCTCGCCCTGATAGATGGTTCCCTTGTGGTTCACCTTACCCGTGTAGAGGACATTCGTGAGGAGCCTGAAAAGGCTGGTCTTGTCGAAGGGAACTCCTCCACGCTCAATGCCCTTCTTCGTCGTCCATCGCTTCGGGGACCATCCTCTCCTCCGGAGCTCCCTCACCGTCTCCAAGAGGGACTGATTCTCGAGGTAGAGCTCGTATATGGCCCGGACCTTGGGAGCCTCGTTATTGTTCAAGATCAGTCGCCCGCCACCGGGATCCACGTCGTAGCCCAGGACGGGCATCCCCCCGACCCACTTACCCCTCCGGCGAGCGGCCGACATCTTGTCCCTCGTTCTCTCGGAAATGATCTCCCGTTCAAACTGCGCAAAGGAGAGCAGAATATTGAGCGTCAACCGGCCCATGGAGCTCGTCGTATTGAACTGCTGCGTGACCGAGACGAACGAGACGGCATGTTTATCGAGCGTCTCCATGATTCGCGAGAAATCGAGCAGCGAGCGGCTCAGCCGGTCCACCTTGTAGACGACGATGCAATCCACCCGGTCCGCCTCGACATCCCTCATGAGCCGTTTGAGCGCGGGGCGATCAATGGTGCCCCCCGAGAAGCCTCCGTCGTCGTATCGAGCGGGCAGGGCGATCCACCCCTCGTGCTTCTGGCTCTCGATGTAGGCCTCGGCGGCCTCGCGCTGTGCGTCCAGGGAGTTGAAGTCCTGCTCGAGCCCTTCGTCGGTGGATTTCCGGGTGTAGATGGCGCAGCGTATTCTCTTGGCCGGAGCGATCAACCTTTGCTCCCATTCTTCTTGATTCCGAAGAACTGCAATCCGTTCCAGTGGGAACCAGTCACTTCCTCGGCGATGGCCGTAAGCGACCGATACACCTCGCCTTCGAATTCGAAGCCCTTGTCGAGAACCATCACTTGGATTCTTTTGCTGCGATACTCCCTCGTCAGAATGGTCCCGGGCATCGGGAGCCTGGGATCCTGGGGCAGAGAGAATGAGCGGCTGATCGTGTGGGCCGGATCACCATCGGCAGGGACTGAGAATGGCATTCTCGGAGCTCTAGTGCGAAGGCGGGATTCATCGACGAGTTCTGCGGCTCTGCGCCGCGCTCGTTCGGATAGGCCCCCTCCCTGGAGAGCTTGCAGCTGCCATGCGATCCGCCTGATCAGGAAGCGCTTGTTACCGGACCTCGTTGCCTCTCCGAAGGCTTCAAGATACTTTTCCCGGAGCTCCCCGATCGTTATGCCCTCGAGCGTTTGGATCTTCTTGTCGGTACTCGGGTCCAATGGATTACCCCTTCTCACCTTCTCGATCGGCTGTTAACCACCACTCACATGAACGCTCTGCCCCGGCACTAAAGCAACTCCATTCTCTACTAATCCGGCA